CTGCTCCGGGCACGTGCGCACGGCCAAGGATGCGCAGCGGCTCAAGAACATGCAGTTGTCGAAGCTCGCCGAGATCAGCGCGCTGTCGAGCATCGAGAAGCCGATCCTGACGCCCGAGCAGGTAGCCGGTCACCAGGTGATGTGGTCCGAGGACAACATCAAGAACTACCCCTACCTGCTGATCAACCCGATCACGGGGCCTGACGGGAACATGCAGGTCGGTGGGCCGGTGGCCTACACCAAGTCGGCATCGGTGCCCCCGGCGCTGGCCGGGCTGCTGCAGATCACCGAGCAGGACATCCGCGACCTGCTGGGCAATCAGGAGCAGGGCGACAAGATCGTCGCCAACGTGTCGGGCAGCGCCATCGAGGCGGTGCAGCAGCGCCTGGACATGCAGAGCTACATCTACATCTCCAACATGTCGAAGGCGATTCGGCGGTGCGGTGAGGTGTGGCTCTCGATGGCCAAAGACCTGTACATCGAGCCGCGGCGCAAGATGAAGGGCGTGGGCCTGCAGAACGAGGTCGAGGGCGTCGAACTGATGAAGCCCATGATGGGCGAGGCTGGCGAGATCGAGTACGAGGCCGACCTGAGCACGGCGCACTTCGACGTGGCTGTGGACGTCGGCCCGTCGTTCCGCTCCCAGCGTGAATCCATCGTTCGTTCGCTGACGAACCTCGTGGCCATCACGCAAGATCCGCAGACGCAGGCGGTGCTACAGGCCATGATCGTGATGAACATGGAGGGCGAGGGCATCGCCGACGCGCGCGAGTACTTCCGCAAGAAGCTCGTCGAGATCGGGGTGCTCAAGCCCAACGAGGAAGACATCGCCGCGGCGCAGCAGGCGGCGCAGAACGCGCAGCCCGATCCCAACGCCGTGTTTATCGAGGCGGCTGCCAAGAAGGCCACCGCCGAGGCCACGCGCGCCGAGGCCGATGCGATCAAGACGCTGGCCGACACCGAACTCATCAAGGCCAAGACGGTCGAGACGCTCGACCGTCTGCAACTGGACGCCGATCAGCAGATGATCGACGTCGTGCAGTCGATTGGCCAACAGGCCAGACCCGTGCAATAATGCGGAAACGGTATCCGCCCGGCCGTCTCAACGGGTGAGTATGGGGTTACGATGAACCAGAAGGCAGAAGGAAGCGAGACCGACCAGGAAAACGTGGCAGTTCTGGATGCACCCGGGGCGACCAACGACGAGACCAATTCCGTCGCGGCCGATCAGGACAACGCAGCCGAGCAACACGATCCCGAGGAAGTCGTGGTTTCCATCGGGGAGGAAGCGCCGCCTCCCGAAGAGAGCGAGCCCGCGCGCGAATGGGTACGCAAGTTGCGGAAGTCACACCGCGAGGCTCAGAGGAAGATTCGAGAGTACGAGAGCAAGCTGCAGGCTCTGCAGGCCACCGAGAACAAGCCGGTGACTGCTGGAGCGAAGCCCAAGCTCGAAGACTTCGACTACGACTCTGATCGGTACGAAACGGCTCTGGAGCAGTGGTACGACCGCAAGCGCCAGGCCGCCGAAGCGGAAGCCAAGGCCAAGGCTGCTGAAGAAGAGCAGGCGAAGTCGTGGCAGGCCAAGCTGGAGGCCTACGGGAAGGCGAAAGCCGACCTGAAGGTCAAGGACTACGACGAGGCCGAGGAACTTGCGCAGCAGGTCTTCAGCACGGTCCAGCAAGGCGTCATTCTGCAAGGTGCCGACAACCCCGCACTGGTGGTGTACGCACTCGGGAAGAACCCGAAGAAGGCCAAGGAAATCGCATCGTTGACCGATCCGGTCAAGTTCGCGTTCGCGGTCGCCAAGCTGGAGAAGGATTTGAAGGTGACGCCCCGCAAACCGACGCCCGCCCCCGAACGGACCATCAACGGTGATGGTCCCAAGTCTGGGACGGTGGATTCGCAACTGGAACGGCTGCGCGCCGAAGCGGAGAAGACCGGGAACTACTCCAAGGTCTTCGCGTACAAGCAGCAGCAGAAACGCAACAAGTCCTGATAGGAATTCATCATGACCACCAACTCGTTTGTCAAGGAAGAGCGCGTCGCCTTCGAGAATCTGCTCGAAGGCTTCAACGACGCCCTCGTGCTCTCGCGCAACGTCAGCGTCTACCGCACCAGCGGCGAGATGATGGAGCGCACCAACAACATCATCTGGCGCCCGCAGCCGTTCATCGCCCAGTCGTTCAGCGGCATGGACCAGACGCTGAACTTCCAGTCCATGACCCAGCTCGCGGTGCCGGCCACGCTCGGCTACCAGCGCTCGGTGCCCTGGATCATGGATGCGCTGGAGCTGCGCGATGCAATGGACGAGGGTCGCCTCGGTGACGCCGCCAAGCAGAAGCTCGCCTCGGACATCAACCTGGCCGTGATGAGCGTCGCCGCCAACTACGGCTCGGTCGCCGTGTGCGTGACCGGCGCCGCTGGCGACTACGACGACGTGGCGCTCTGCGACACCGCCTTCAACGAGATCGGCGTCCAGAACTTCGACCGCTACCTCGCCCTGTCGAGCCGCGACTACAACGGCATGGCCGGCAACCTGGCGATCGCAACCCGGTCGTTCGGCAACCGCATGTCCGAGGACGCATACCGCCGCGGCTTCGTCGGCACGGTGGCCGGGTTCGAGACGTACAAGTTCGACTACGCCAACCGCATCCGCGCCGTGACGGGCTCGAACACGACCATCAGCACCCTTGCGGCGGCCGGCAACTACTGGGTGCCCCAGGCGACCTCGGTGGCTGCGACTGGCGAGACCTCCAACGTGGACAACCGCTTCCAGACCGTCACGTTCGCATCCAATGCGGACCTGCGGGCCGGTGACGTGATCCGCATCGATGGCGTCGAGAGCGTGCATCACATCACCAAGGCGTCGACCGGCGTGCTGAAGACCTTCCGGATCGTCAGCGTGGGCGGCTCGAACACCGCGGTCATCACCCCGCCGATCATCTCGGCCCAGGGTGGCAGCGATGCCGAGAAGCAGTACCAGAACTGCGCGGTCACCGCCAGCGCCACGGCCGCCGTGACGCGCCTGAACACGGTTGCCGCGCCGATCAACTGCTTCTGGCAGAAGGACGCGCTGGAGATCCTGCCGGGCCGCTACGCCCCGTCGGAGAACGCTGGTGCGGCCATCATGCGCGCGAGCACCGACCAGGGCATTGAACTGGTGATGCAGAAGCAGTACGACATCAACACGATGAAGACGAAGTACCGCCTCGACTGCCTGTTCGGCGTGGTGAACAAGCAGCCCGAGATGAGCGGCATCCTGCTCTTCGGCCAGTCCACGGCGCAACCCTGATGACATAGCGGGCCGGCACTCACCGGCCCGCGTCGCAACCAATCCTGGAGATCGTCATGTCGTACAACATCATCGCCCCGCAGGGCACCGCCACCGTCACGCTGACCGCTGGTCAGAAGATTGTCGTCAAGACTGCCGGCGAATCGGTCGTCTCCCAGACCGTGGGGTATCCCAACTACCCCGAGCAGAACGACGTTCTGACCACGGTCGTCAACGGCACCTACACCTCGTCGGCCTTCGCCAACGGCGGCACGGTCATCATCCAGTCGGGCGCCTTCGAGACGCTCTACGACGTCGGCACCGATCCGGTCATCGGCGACAACGGCAACTGGCAGCCCCAGGGCGCGCCGGTCGACATCGCCGACGGCGGCTCGATGGCCTTCACGGCTGCTTCGCTGCTCGGCGGCATCGTGACGGCCACGCCCACCACGGGCCGCAACGTGCAACTGCCGCTGGGCAGCGCGCTGGACGCCGCCGGCACCTTCGCTGTCGGCGACTCGTTCGACTGGACGCTGATCACGCTGGCCGCTTACGCGCTGACCATCACGGTCAACACGAACATGACCATCGTGGGTGCTGCTGCCACCGCCGGCACCTCCGGCGCCGCTGCTCGCTTTCGCACCCGGAAGACCGCGGCCAACACCTTCGTCACCTACCGCATCTCCTGAACGGGGTGATCTGACGCGCGGGCGGTGGTCACCAGGCTACCGCCCGCGTTTTCACATGAGGAGCGCACCATGCCGCTGAAGATGGGGTACGGCAAGAAGGCCGTGAGCGAGAACATCTCCAAGGAGATGAAGTCGGGCAAGCCGCAGAAGCAGGCCATCGCCATCGCGCTGAGCACTGCGCGCAAGGCTGCCATGAAGGCCGGCAAGCCGAGCAAGGCGCCCAGGAAGGCCATGCGATGAAGCCGGGCCTCTACGCCAACATCCACGAGAAGCGCGAGCGCATCAAGGCCGGCAGCGGCGAGAAGATGCGCAAGCCGGGCTCCCCGGGTGCGCCGACCGCCAAGGCGTTCCGCGAGTCGGCCAAGACCGCCAAGAAGCGAGGCAGCAAGTGAGCGATTTCCCTGTTCTGGTCTACCGCAGCCCGGGTCCGTTTCGCGGCCACCTCGGTGCGTCTTACACGTACCGGCAGGTCACCGATGACGGGGATCTCGCTGCCGCGCTGTCGAGTGGCTGGTTCCGTACCGCCGACGAGGCCATTGCCGCAGCCGGTGAGGCTGCCTACACCCACGGCCTGACCAAGAAGCAACTCGCCCGGGTGCTCAAGGACAAGCCCTGGCTGCGCGCCGCGCCGCCCAAGGTCGAAGCACCTGTCGCCGCACCGGTGGAGGTGCCCGACGACGATGCGCCGCCGACTCGCGCAGAACTGGAAGAACAGGCTACACTACTGGGGATCAAGTTCGACGGGCGCACGACCGACAAGCGCCTTGCCGACCGCATTGCCGAGGCGATGAAAGGAGCCTGATCGTGGGCTACAGCAAGCGCCAGTTCCTGACCGCAGCCTTCACCGAGATCGGGTTGGCGAACTACGTCTTCGATCTCCAACCCGAAGACCTGGAAACGGCGCTGCGTCGTCTCGACTCCATGATGGCCGAGTGGAACGCCAAGGGCATCCGTCTGGCCTACCCGATCCCCGGTTCGCCCGAGGACAGTGACCTCGACGCGCAGTCCGATGTGCCCGACAGCGCCAACGAGGCCATCATCACCAACCTGGCGATGCGGCTGGCACCGAGCTACGGCAAGCAGGTCTCGCCGCTGACGATGACGACCGGCAAGATCGCCTACAACACCCTGCTCTCGCGTGCCGCGATGCCGATGGAGCAGCAGATGCCCGGGACGATGCCTGCGGGTGCTGGCAGCAAGCCGTGGCGCATGTACGATGATCCGTTCTTGCGTCCGCCTGTCGAGCCCGTGCTGACCGGCCGTGACGGCCCGCTGGAGTACAACTGATGCCGACCATCAATCAACTGCCGCTGCTGTCGACGCCTTCGGGTGCCGATCAGGTGCCGGTGTACACCCCGAACAACGGGGATGCGCGACGTCTGCCGCTGTCGGCTCTTCTGACCTACTTTCAGGATCAGTTCGCGTCACCGACCATGGCGACGAACGTGTACAACCCGACCACGGGTTTTTCGATTGCTGTGCCGTCAACCAGTGCGGAACAGCAATGGATGATCCTTCAACCGGCGGGTACATTGGCGACGGGCACGATCACGCTGCCATTGAGCACCAGCGTGCTTGATGGGGCCGAGGTGCTGCTGACCACGACCCAGACGATCACTGCGTTTGCCTTGAGTCTCAACGGTGCGTCGCAGGCTTACGGCATCGTCAGTCCCGGAACATTCAACGCGCAGGACTTTTTCCGTTTGCGCTATGTCCGGGCCACAAACTCTTGGTACAGGATTGCATGATGACAGCCGTCAACCCCATCGCTCAACTCATTGCCGATGACGGCGCGTCAAACGTCGATTTTCTGCAATCTGGTGCAAGCGCTGTTGCTCGATCCGTCGAGAACAAGCTCCGCGACGTCATCAGCATCAAAGATTTTGGTGCCGTTGGTGACGGCGTAACGGACGATGCTCCGGCACTCAATGCCGCCATAGCCGCGCTCAGTGGAAGCGAAAAAGGCGGCACTATCATGTTTCCGGCTGGCGAGTATTTGATTGCCAGCCCAATCGTCATTGAGCCGGTGAGTGGGCGTGATTTTGTCGCCAACTTGCATTGGCAGGGTGCAGGTGGTCATCACACGTACATCGCAACACGACTATTGCTTGGCGGAAACGCGAGCAATGCGGGTCTGACGCTGAAGTCTGCCGTGCAGATGACGTTCAGCGATATGGAGTTTGTCGGAACTGCGAGCAGTCTTGCCGCAATCAAAACCACGTCGGCGGGGCCGATTCCCTACTACTCGTGCATCGAGATTGCGTTTCGGAATTGCCGCTTTACCACCAAAGACCCAGTAAGGGGTGCTGTGTGGATCAACAACTCCACCAACGTGACCTTCGATGGGTGTTTTTGGAATTCGTACAGCACGGGAACCGGCGCACAAGTAATGTTGCAACTTGGCAGCAACGCGGCCGATTCTGAAAACTCCGGAACTTTCAGCGGGGGTACTGTCAATCTGGTGAAAATGGTTCAGTGTTTTTTACCAGGTGACATAAACATTCATCGCGCCAGATCGTTGTCGCTGGACTCTTGCGTATTCGATGCTGACGAAGCCACTGGCGTTGGTGGACGCATCTATGCGTCAGGCGATCAACTTGTCCGCGGCATGCGCGTGGACAACTGCTGGGCTGGCTATGGGGACGGCACTGGTACTTGGTTGACAATGGGCACGTCGGGTTACGATCTGACAATGACCAACACCTACGTCGCCACATATGCCAAGGGTGTACTGCTCAACGGTGTGGGTGTC